AGAAATTGAGGCGTCAAAAGTAAGACACAATGTTGAGTTGGAAAAAATTCAAGTTTTAACAGAATTTTATAACAAGAAAATTTTAGAATTAATGGAAAAAGAGAAAGTTCAACCAATAGAAGATACAAATGGCAGCAATAGCTAATTTAATAATAGATCAAGGCGCTAATTTCAGTTCAGATGTAACTGTAAAAGACGCAAACGGAAACGCATTTAATTTGACTGGTTACACAACTGAAGCCAAAATGGCAAAAGGTTATGCGTCAACAAGAACAAGAACATCTATGACTTCAACGATTGCCACGGACGCTACTTCAGGAGTAGTTGCCTTAGCAATGACAGCGGCTCAGACCGCAGCTTTAGACGCAGAAAGATATGTTTATGATGTAGAGATTACACAAACTTCTACTGGTACAGTTACTAGAGTAATTGAGGGTTTAATTACTGTAAGACCCAACGTAACTACATAATAAAAGTATTATAAATATAACAAAAGAGAGAGGTTTATGGCAAGTATTACAGCAAAGATTAATGCTTCTACTGGAAGCGGACCCAAAAAAGTTTCAGTAACCCTGCCTTCAGGTACTTCACTTCAAAACAGTTCTCTTTCATTAAAATTATTAGGTGATGTTGACGTAAGTTCTTTAAATGATGGTGCATTATTGCAATACAGAGCTAGTGATGGTAAGTTCGTAAGTAGAAACGAAATTGTTACTACTACTGGAACTTTAACATTTAACGGCGGAACATTTTAGAGAGTAAATATGGCAACAGTAATACAGATAAAAAGAAGTTCATCTACTTCAGCACCAGCAACACTTAAACTTGGTGAATTAGCATATACTTATGGAACAGGTACACAAGGCAATCTTGGAGATAGAATTTTTATTGGTGAAGGTGGCGTTGACGGTAACGGTGACGCAAATAATGTATCAGTAATCGGAGGTCAGTATTTTACAGATATGTTAGACCACGTACAAGGTACTCTAACAGGTAATTCAGCACTTACAGCAGACGCTAACTTAGCAATAGACACAATCAATATAGGTAACTCACTAACAACAGGTGGTGAAATTAGATTTAACGAAGGTACTAATAACGGTAGTAACTTTATAGGAATTAAATCTCCTAATGCAGTAACAAGTTCTCAAACTTTTGTTTTACCTGATGGTGATGGTACTGCTGGTCAGTTCTTAAAAACAGACGGTTCAGGTAATTTAGATTTTGATACTGTTAATCAATTTATTAATTTAGCAGGTGATACAGGTACAGACCAATACAATACTTCAGAAACTTTAAATTTTTTAGGTACAGGTGGTATGACACAAACGGTTACAGACAATACTGTAACTGTAACTGCTACAGCATTAACAAATTCTAACTTATCTGGTTCTGCTGGAATTACAAATGCTAATATAGCAAATCCTCAAACAACATTAGGTACTTCAGTTTTAACTTTAGGTGCAACTGAAACTGACCTTGCAGGATTAACTTCTTTAGTTGTAGATGATATTACAATCAACGGTCAAACAATTACTACAACAGCAGGTAATAAAGATATTGATTTAACACCTCACGGTACTGGTACAGTAATTGTACCATCAGGTTATGAAGATAGAGCAGGTTTTGGAGATAATTCACTTGCAAATAAAACTTACGTTGACCAAGTTGCACAAGGTTTAGATACTAAACCATCTTGTAAACTTGCAACAACAGGTAACTTAACAGCAACTTATTCAAATGGTACTGCTGGTGTAGGTGCAACTTTAACATCAACATCAAACGGAACATTAACATTAGATACTCTCGCAACAAATTTAAGTGATAGAATTTTAGTTAAAGATCAAACAGATGCTACTCAAAACGGTATCTACACTTTAACATCACTTGGTGATGTTTCAAATCCTTGGGTACTAACAAGAGCAACTCCGGAAGATCAACCATCAGAATTATCAGGTGGTGCTTTCGTATTTGTTGAAGAAGGTGCTGTTAACGCTAATAACGGTTACACATTTACACACACAGGCGCTCCAACATTTGGAACAACTGATTTAGATGTAGCACAATTTTCTGGTGCAGGTCAAATAACTGCAGGTGCAGCTTTAAGTAAAAGTGGAAATACTTTAGATGTAGAAGTTGACGATTCTTCAATAGAAGTAAATTCAGACGCATTAAGAGTTAAGGCATTAGGTGTTGTTAATTCTATGATTGCAAACAACACAATAACAACTAGTAAATTGGCAAATCCATTTATTACTTTAACAGATGAATCTTCAACAACAGGTAGAGTTTATTTAGAACAAAATTTAGAGTTTTTAGCAGGAGAAGGTATTAACACAATCGTTGATAATAATACTATCAAGGTTGAAGGTGAGGATGCCTCTACTTCTAATAAAGGTGTTGCTTCATTTACCTCAGACAATTTTCAAGTAACTTCAGGTGAAGTTGAAATTGTAACTGTTGATGGAGGAAACTTTTAGTGGCAACAGTAATTAAACCAAAAAGATCCGAAACACCGAGTCAAATTCCAGGTGCTGCTGCTTTAGAAGTACACGAATTGGCAATGAATGTTACCGATGGTAAGTTATATACTAAAACATCTGGTGGTGTTGTAAAAGAAGTTGGTGGTGCTGGTGCTGTAACTTTACAGGCAGTTACAAATGCAGGTGCCGTAACTAGTAATGATATTACATTAAACGGTGCAAATTTAGTTTTTGAAGGCTATCAGGAGAACGCATACGAAACAACTATAACGGTTGCAGAACCTACAGGAGATAGAACAATAACTTTTCCAGACGCAGATGGTGATGTAGCAATGGATGGCGATGCTTTAGCATACGCTATAGTATTTGGAGGATAATTAAGTGGCAAGTACATTTAAAAATGCAGGAATAACAGTTCCAGTTGTGGATACATCCGCTGGTAATTTATTTACCGCTGGTGCAAGTGCAACCGCTGTAATTCACGCATTATATATTTCAAATAAAAGTACAAGTGCTAGTGCTACTGTAAATGTAAAAGTTACAACCGATGGTGGTTCTACTTTTTATCATATAGGTAAAAGTTTAGAGGTTCCGCCAAACAATACATTGACTTTAGACAAACCAGTTAATTTAGAGGCTAACGATATTGTTAGAGTAGTTGCTGACGCAAATCCTGATTCGTCTTCAGTAGATGTTGAGGCATACGCAAGTATCCTTGAATTAACATAATAATATAAATATAGAAAAATGCCATATCTAGTAGATCACACACCATCAGCTTCAGTAAAACAGAAATCTTTTAACGGAATTAGACGAACAAAAGAGGGTATGTTATACTTAACTTCAATAAACCCTAACAAGGGTAATGAAACTATTGAAGTATCAAAATTTTATGAAGATGGTAAGTCTGATTTTGTTGGAAGAGGAGAAACAGATTATGTAGATGAAAGACTAGAGATGTTTGATGTCAACTATTTTACTTCAGACGGTACGGCATTTGAATTTACAATAGGAACACCTGTGTTAAATGAGTCAAGGATTGCAGTATTTTTAGACGGTGTTCAACAAGTACCATTTTCTGACTTTACTTTAGTCAATAATACAGTAGTTACATTTACACTAATACCAAAGACTGGATTAAGTATTGTAGTAGGACAAGTTAAAAAAAGATACTTCAATAATGATAGTGATAGATTTCAACAAATTAATTTTTCAGTAAATCCTACCACTACTTTTCTTATAAATAATACTAGTGGAGATTTAGTAAAACGATCAAACGCAGGAGTAACAAGAAACGCTGAAGGTTCAGACGATTTTGATACTTTTGAAGACACAACGGCAAGTTCATCAACTACTACTTACCAAAGTGCAGTATAGAAATAAGTAATTAGGGAAACAAATGGCAGATTTTAAACTAGGTAGACTTAAATTTAAATGGAGAGGTGATTGGACAACCAGCACTGGTTATATAATTGACGATATAGTTAAATACGGTGGTAATTCGTATGTTTGTATAGCAAATCATACATCACCAAACAACGAAAATATTTTTTACACATCTCCTGCAACTTACACAACAAACTGGCAACTACACGGTGAATCATTTTACTTTAAAGGTGCCTATGCAGACGCAACTTGGTACAAATTAAACGACCTAGTATCTTATGGTGGTAAACAATACCGAGTTACAACTGCTCATACATCTTCAAGTGCAGTTTTAAACCAATCAAACTTTGAACAATATTCAGACGGTATCACTTTTAGAGGTGATTACGCTGATTCAACTCAATACAGATTAAACGACCTAGTTAAGTATGGGGGAAGAACATACAGAGTCACTACTGAACACACATCAGCTTCTGGTGGTGATATTAATATAGATTTAGCAAACTTTTCACTTTATAGTGAAGGTTTAGCATTTAGAGGCGATTGGGCTGCAACAACTTATTACAGATTAGATGATATTGTAAAATTTGGTTCTTACCAATACAGATGTACAACTGCTCACACTTCAGGTGCAACAACAGATGATTTCGCTCAGGCAAACTTTTCTATTTATTCTGAAGGATTACAATTTGAAGATTCATACAACGCAGGTACGGTTTACTCAAAAGGTGATGTCGTAACTCACGGTGGATATTCTTATGTGTATATTAATGATGAAGAAGCTGCAGGACAAACTCCTGCTGACAATTCATATTGGGATGTAGTAACAACTGGATTTAATGCCGAAGGTGTATATGCTCACGGAACAACATACAAAACTGGTGATACAATTCAGTATGGTGGTAATTCTTACGTATGTATTTTAGACGCAACTAATCAAAGACCTTCTAATACAGACGGAACTGTAAATTCAACTTATTGGAAACAAGTAGTTGGTGGATTTAATTGGAGAGGTACTTATGACGCTTCTACAGCATACAATATAGGTGATGTAGTTAGATATTCTTCAAATTCATACATACAATTAAAAGATCAACAAACAAATATTACTCCTGGTTCAGACGCAACTGTTTGGACAATTCTTGCTCAAGGAGATACTGCCGCTGTATTAACTACACGAGGAGATTTATTATTTGAAAGTTCAGGTGGTGTATCTAGGTTACCTATTGGTATGCCTGGTTCAGTTTTAACAACTGATGGACTAGATGTAAAATGGAGTGGTATATCAGGTAAAAACGTATTATGGGTTTCTCCAAGTGGTTCAGATGATAACCCAGGTTCAGAATCATTACCTTATAAAACAATTCAATATGCTGCTACAAGAGCAAAAATAAATTCAGTAAGAGAAGTAAATAACGTATCTGGTGGTACTGGTGGTACTGCTAATGTTTACAATGATGTTAAGGCAGTTGCTTATAAAGAAGTTACAGTTGTTTCTGTTCCTACAACTACTCAATTAACAGTAAATATAGGATATTCAACCGATACACATACTTATGTTAGTGGTGGAGAAATTAAAAAATCAGATAACTCAAATTTATCAGTTACAACCGCACCTTACAACCACGTAACAGGTGTAGTTACAATTACAACTTCAGGTGTTCACGGATTATCTATTAATGATACTATAAGATTAAGAGGATTAGATTACACTCTTACAAGTGGTGCAGAAACAACTTTACCTTCTGTTGGTGCTGACACTTTCTTTAGAGTAGATACAACAGGTGTTTCTACGACAGTAGATATTCAAAACGGTACACACGATCATAATGTAGATGATAAACTATACATTGATGGATCACTAATCGGTAATGCAACTGTTCCATTAACAATGGATGTTAAATCTGTTGCTGGAGATATATTAAGAATTAAAAACGGAACATATTCAGAAATTTTACCTTTAAGAATTAGAGCAGGTGTTTCTGTAATGGGAGAAACTTTAAGAAATACAAAAGTAACTCCTGCAACTGGTTCAGGTACACAAATTAAAACAGTTAAAATAATTAACAAACCAAGTTCAGGTGTAACAAACGGAGATTACAAATATATTCACTCTAGTAAAGTTGAAAAATCTTATGTTGTTGCAAGTGTACCAGACTCAACAAATTTTACTGCTAACATTGGTACATCATCTTTAGTACACACATATAAAAGAGGTGGTAAAGTTACAAATGCTGCTTTTGGATCATTTACAATATCAAATGTAGCATATGACAATGTAACAGGTATTGCAACTATAACTACTACTGGTGCTCACGGATTTTCAGTTAGTGATGCTGTAAAAATAACTGGTATGGATTTCAGTACACACGAAGGAACATTAACTCTTCCAAATGTAGGATCAGGTGCAGTATTCAGTTTACATAACGCAGGTGGTACTTGTGTTGAAATTAATACATATCACGGTGGTGCAGGATTTAGTGTTGGTGATATAATCACTTTATCATCAGCAAATATTGGTGGTAGTGGAGATATGACTTTAGAAGTTACTTCTTTAGAAGATAATAATGCTTCTCATATGTTCCTATGTAATGACGCAAACAATATTAGAAACTTTACATTTACAGGTTTAACTGGCACAAAACGTGCTGGTGCTTTATATGAGGTAACTGTAACAAGTGCTAATTCATTTACAGTTCCTACTGCCATAGAAGATTTAGCACACACTTATGTTAGTGGTGGTAATGTTATTGTTGAAGGTGCAGAATCAGTTAATGTTAGTGTTTCTAATTATGATTATGCTCACGCAGCTGGACAAATAACAGTTAACACAAACTCAAATCACGGATTAACAACAGGTGATTTTGTAACTCTAGGAAAAGCAAAATTCAATATTACAGATGTAGGTGAAAGAGTATTACCTAAAGGTGTTATAATGGCTGCAGTAATATCATTAGACCCTAATGGAAATATCAGAACCGCTTCTCCATACATACAAAACTGTACATCAGCAAATACTGGTGCTTGTGGTATGCAGATTGATGGTAACTTACATAAGAAAACATTCCCCAATTCAAACAAATCAATTTTAGGAAATGACTTTACACAAATCAACTCCGACGGTATGGGTATTCATATCTTAGGAAATGGTCGTTGTGAGGCAGTATCAGTTTTCGTTTACTATGCAGAAAAAGCTATTTACGCTGAATCAGGTGGATTTATTAGAGGACTAAACTGTTCACACGCATACGGAGAACAGGCTTGTGTTGCAGAAGGTACGGATGAAGATGAGATACCAGTAAATATTCAAACTAGAGGTTTAATGTTGAAATACAATGCCGCTGCTATCTTAGGTGGTGCAACGGTTTCAGATATTGAAAATATGATTTCAGTACAAGGACAAGGAACTGCTACAATTCAGGGAGCTACTTCAGGTGCAACTGCTACAATATTCAGATTTAATACGTCATTAGCATATTTACATATAGAAAACATAAGTGGTAATTTTCAAAACGGAGAAATTTGTACAATTGAAAAAGAAGATTCTTCTACTTTTCAAATTACTTTAGATGGTAGTTTTGGTTCACCTGCTCAACAAGGTCAAAGAGGACCATTACTTGCAGTTAAATCAGGAACAACAGCTTTAAATGCACAAAATATACTTAAACTTGCTTCAAATGTTAAGATGGCAGGTGATACAAAGTATTACAGAATTGGGTTAGTATCTGAAGAAGATACAACAAACGGAACAGCAGTAATCAGATTAACGGAAGATATAGGAACAAGTAAGGCAAAAGGTGATGGTATATCAACAGATGTATCAAGTGGTTTCTCAAACATTCGTTTAACTGGACACGATTTCTTAAATATCGGTACTGGTGGTTTTGTAACTACAAACTATCCAAATATACCTACTCAACCTGCTGACCAAGATGATGAAATTATTGAAAATGATGGTGGTAGAATTTATTGGGTATCAACTGACCAACAAGGTGACTTTAGAGTTGGTGATCTATTCAAAATTGAACAGGCAACTGGTACTGCTACACTAAATGCAGACGCCTTTAACCTTTCAGGATTAAGTGAATTAAAACTTGGATCTATCGGTGCAGAATTAGGTGCCGCTATTAACGAATTTAGTACAGACGAAACCTTAGGTGGTAATTCAAACAATGCTGTACCTACTGAAAATGCTGTATTAGGATATTTAACAAGAGATAATGCAGGCGTTGGTGCTTGGGTTCCACCAACAGGAACAACAGCTCAAAGACCAGTCGGTGGTCTTTTATACGCAGGTGCTATAAGATACAATACATCTCTAGTTGCTTGGGAAGGTTATAACGGATCAAGTTGGACAGGTTTAGGTGGTGGTACACCATACGTAACTGTTGTTGGAGATGGTTCTACGGTAATTGTTTCTGAAAGTAATCAAAGATTTTTAGTTAATACTGCTGCCGCTGAATGTACAATACAATTACCTGGTTCACCATTAACTGGAGACTCTGTAACATTTTTAGACTTAAACGGAACATTTTCAACAAATAAATTAACAGTTGATAGAAACGGAAACGATATTATGAACCTTGCAGAAAATTTAACTGCCGAAACAGATCACGCAGCCTTTACACTAGTATATACTGGTGCAACTAACGGTTGGAAATTATTAGAGGTTGCTTAATAGGATATAAATAAAGATATGAGTAAATTAACACAATTCACAGTAACAGGAAAAGAAAAAGACGATTTCTATGGTTTTCATATCACAGGAATTACAAATCAAACAGTAAGAAAAGTTATTACTAAATTAACAACTGGTGCTGAAAGAAATGATAGTATCTATGAATATGCTCTTTCAAGTGCTTATGACGCTACTAGTGCTACATTTACAACTACACAATCTTTAGTTAGAAATAATGCTGAAAATTCTACTCAATCAGGTAAGTCAACTTTAAACGGTTTTGAATTTAATAATAACGGAACAAAACTTTATGCTGTTGATAAATTTCACGCAAGAATTATACAATACTCATTATCAACTGGTTATGACGTATCTACATTGACTTACGAAAAAGAAAAAAGTATTTCTACTGAAGGTCAAAGTCCTGTTAATTTAACATTTAATAATGACGGAACAAAAATGTTCGTTATTGAAAATGGAGGATCAAAAGCTGAAGCTTCACCTCAAATTGCTGCTGGTAATATAAATGAATATACTTTATCAAGTGCTTTTGACGTTGCAACAGCAACTTATTCACAAAGATTTTCAGTTGCAACTCAGGATGCAAATATGATTGATTTACATTTTAATACAGTTGCTAGAGGTGCTGTTAACCCTGGAGAATTATTATTTTTAGTTGGAGATGACGGTAACGATATTAATGAATATCTATTGACATCTGCTTATGATATTTCAACTGCTTCGTTTGTTGACGCATATTCAATTGCTACTGAAGATGATAAACCAAGAGGAATTGAGTTTAATGCTGCTGGTACAAAAATTTATATATCAGGTGCAACAGGTAATGATGTTATGGAATATCCATTAGTAACAGAATATGATATTTCAACTACCCAGGCAGTAACTTCAAATCAAAGTTTTAGAACAAATAATATAGATATTAAAGGATTTTCATTTAATTCTGATGGAACAAAAATGTATGTTTTAGGTATTGGTGGAACTTTATGTGTTGATAATGGTGATGATGAAAAACCAATTACACATATAACTAGAACCAGAAATGATATAAAATTATATGAAGGATTTACATATGTTTTTGATGTTTCTGATACTAAGTTATTACAATCTGATTTTAAATTTTCTATTACAAATGGTGGAACAAAATCAGGTGGAGTAGAATATACTACAAATGTAACTACTTCAGGTACAATAGGTGTTGCTGGTGCAACAGTAACTATTGAAATACCAAAGAAAAATGTAAGTTTGTTCCCAGGAAGTGCTGTTGGAGTATTATATTATTATGAAAGTAATTTTAGTGATACAGGTGGAAAAATCTACACACCTGAATGGAAAGGTGAATTACAACTAACTAAAACTGACGGAAAAGACAATATAGAAACTCGTTTTGAAACTAAAGAACAAGAAGACATCTTTAAAAATAGTTTCTTTATGAGGGCTGGTCTGACATTTAGTGTTGATAACGGAGATTTAAAAGTAGAATTAAATTAAAAATTTTTTATAGTTGAGATATAAACGATTATAAATATAAATAGAAATAAGGAAACATAGAATTATGGCAACAATAAATTTAGGAAGAATTAAACCAGTATTCCAAGGGGCTTACAACGCAGGAACTGCTTATGTAGTTGACGACATTGTAACTTTTGATGGTGAATCATTCATCTGTATTTTAGCTTCAACTGGTAATGCTACTTCAAATGCAACTTACTGGTCAAAAATCGCTAAAAAAGGTGATGATGTAACTCAATTAACTACACACGGAGATTTCTTATTTAGAGATGCTACTGGTGTACAAAGACTTGCAGCTGGTTCAAGTGGACAAGTATTAGTAACTAAAGGTGCTTCGGCTGATCCAGTATGGGCAGACGCAACTGCTATCAATTGGGATGTAAAGGATGCTAATTTTACAGCTGTTTCTGGTGGCGCTTATATTGGTAATACAACAAACGGTGCTTTTACAATGACTTTACCTGCTAACCCTAGTAATGACGATTATGTATTAATTGCTGACGGTTTTGGTAAATGGAAAGACGCAAATCTAACGATTGCAAGAAACGGACAAAATATTGCTGGTGAAGCTGCTGATCTAATTGGTGACGCTAAATATGCAAGTTTAAGACTTGTGTACAAAACAACGCCAGATGTAACTTCTTCATTTACAGGATGGGTGTTAACATAATACTATGAAGAAGATTAATAATATAAATAATTTAAAAGAAAATTCAGGAGAAAAATTCAATGGCTAGTTTATCAAATTTATTAGGCGGTGGAACAACTGTTGACCACAGAAAAGAGGGACTTCCATTATTCGGAATATGGGGAGATAACTCTGACCAAAACCATAACGTCAACTATCGTATTTACGACTCAAGTTTTAATAACGTAGGGTCGCCTTGGGCTGCAGTATGTAACTCAACAACTAACTACCGTTTTGGTATGTTATCAGACGCTTCACACTCATATTCTTACAATGACCACGGTACTGACGTATCGCATTGTGATTTAACATCACAAGATTACACGACTTATACTTGTTACTTAAAATCAATGTATCAATGTGACCAATATCCTTGGGCACAATATTACACATCTTCAAAAGATGGTTTTATATCTTGGCACTCATATCATCAAATAACAGCTTCATTTGAATTTACAACTGCTTGGTCTAAATTAAATCACGTCCTACCTGAAGGGATCAGACCAAGAAGATTGTTTACTAATAGAAGACAAACTATGAGAGAATATAATGGTGGACAGGCTGCTGGTAATGGTCAAATAGATTATTACGATTATTCTACACATATGTTAGATGTAACTAATACTTACGCTACAGGTACTGGATATAACGAGAAAAACAAAACGCTTGTTATGGTTCACTCTGCTGGTGAAGGTTCAGATTCTGCTAAAACAATTCACGTTTTCAAATCAACTAAATGTTTAAACAAAGTTGATAGAATTAGTGAGTTTTTTACTAATTTAGAATCAACAGAATACTTTACTGATACTTGGTCAATTAGCAACTGTAGAAATATTTGTGTTGTTCCAGGTAATAACGGTTGGTGTGGTTTTGGATATAAACAAGGTAACGGTATGCAATATGCTGCTTACAATTGTAATAACGGTGCAGGATTAGGAACAACTGGTGCTGCTAGAATTTACATTGGTTTCCAATCTTTTAACGGATCAACTACAACATCTTATAGTGCTGAGAACGGTCCTCAATACTACACTAAATTTAATACAACTTGGGACGGTACTTGGGGAATGATTTATGGTTCTTACTACTACTACGGAGTTGGTATTAACGGTTGGTGTATGAGTTTAGAAAATCCTAGAAAGTTTATAAGTATTAACCAGACTAAATCAAGTCGTGCTAATCCTTATATGGCTTGGGGTAAAACTGGATTCCACGGTGGTTATTCTGATAACACAGATGGTGAATCTTGGAGAACATATTGTTGGTCATTTGATCCTAAAGACTCAGATCATACAGTAGATACTAGAGTTTACTACGGTTCTGATAACTCGGATAATACTAATCCGACAACTAATGGTGCTTCAACATCAACAACAGTTACAAACAAAACAGGTAACTACGGATTAACTGCATCTTACAACTACTTACACGGTGGATTCAATTCTACTGTTTATCCACTAATGTGTCAAATTGATTGGTGGGGTAACTTTGGTTCAGGTGATAGTAGATACGGTGGAAAACACGGCGAATAATATTAACAATAAAAGGAAAATAAACAATGGATTATTACTTTACACTTAACGGCGAACCTTTTACTGGTAATTCTGTAACTGGTGATGACGCAGTTGCAAAAGGTCAGGCTATCTTAAAAACTGGTATTGCTGAGGTTGAGTCTTGGAGATTATCTTTAGACGCAGATGAAAATGTAGTTGTATTTGGTGGAACTAAAAATGAAACCGATGCTCAAACGCAAAAAGAATCTGAAAGAACTGCAAAAGTAGCTGCTGATAGAGCAAAAGCTGACGCTTTACACGCTACTGAATAATTTTAATTAATTATTTACATTGCTGATTTTTATATTATGGCGTATGACATTAAAGAGCTCACAAAAGAGATTCATCAAAATGCTGAACGACAAGAGTTTGTAAAAACTCTAATGAGTGGTACGATTCGTCCTGAATTGTACGCTATCTATTTGTATAATCAATTACAATGTTATTCTGTGCTAGAAAAGTATGGAATGCACAACGATTTGTTTAGACAAACACCTGGTCTACAAAGAGCAGAAAACATACATAGAGATTACAAAAAGTTATGGCCTGATTTATCAAATGCGCCACAAATAACTCCTAGTACAAAACGATATATAGAACACATAGAAACTATACAAGACGATCCTGAAAAACTATACGGACACATTTATGTTAGACATTTAGGTGATCTGTCTGGTGGTCAAATGATTTCTAAAAAAGTACCTGTAAAAAGTTATTATGATTTTCAAGGTAGAGGACAAGAATATAAAAGAATAGTTAAAGAAATCATCAATGAATATTTAAACACTTATCAAATTAATGTAATGAATGAAGTAGAGTTTTGTTTTAAATCTGCTACAGAATTATTTATTGAAATGAATGAAATTAATAAACCTTTAGTATTAACTAATGAAGTTTTTGAATTTACAACTAATAATAGAGATACTAAAAATGATCCTTTTAAAGGAACAAGTATTGAGGGTAAAGATTAATGATTTGGGAAAGATTAATTAAACTACAAAAAGAAATCATAGAAGTTTTAGATAAACATTTAATAGAATACAAAGAACCAGGTATGGATAGATTTAATAATCCTAATTGGACAAACCGTACTTGGAAGAATAAAAGTATTAGAAGAGCACACGTAGATGTAGTTGACGCTAGAGAATCAAAAGGATTGTGGATGGCACATATATGTCTATTTCCTAATACTACAAATGGTGGACCTATTTACGGTTTTGATATTATTGCAGGCAAGAGTAAAGTTACTGGTGCGTTCCACGACTTTTCTCCACTACTTAAAAAAGAACACGCATTAACAAAATACTTTATAGAAGAAAACAAATGGTTTACACCATCAAAGGTAAGAGAATTGCCTGATTGGGCAAAGAATATCTTTAGTTCAGGAATGATTGCTGCTGGTAATGTAAGAGAAGAAAAAGAATTAGAACAAATATGTACAATGGGTTTGTCAAACTTAAACGCATATATTGACAAGATAGGTGATTATGACAACGATTCTACTAAAGAAGATGTCATAAAAGCACAGAATTATTACTGTATTAATCAACAAAAGAATCCCCATACACCGAAAACAATGCAATCTTTAGGGTTGCCTGAAGAAGATATTAAGTTGTTTTGTGCTGATAATCTCTTTCCTACCATTAAATAATTCTTATAAATAGTAGTAACAAAGAGGAATTTTATGGCTGTACCATCTACACGAGAAACACTAAAGCAATACGCATTAAGAGCATTGGGTAAACCAGTGATTGAAATAAATGCTGATGACGACCAATTAGAAGATAGAATAGACGAAGCTGTACAATATTTTCAACAGTTTCACTATGACGGTATTAGAAGAACATATCTAAAATACAAATTAACTGCTGAAGATAAAGTCCGTTTATCAGGTTTAAATGCTGAAAGTGAAACTAAATCAGATTTAAAAGATACTAATGTTTCAACAACTTGGTATGAAGATAAAAATTATCTAGTAGTTCCAGAGACCATACTTTCTATTATTAATATTTTTCCAATTACAAACAAAGGTAATATGAATCTATTTGATGTTAGATATCAAATGAGATTAAATGATCTATATGATTTTTCTTCAACATCAATGGTTAACTATGATGTTGTATTAAGACATTTAGATTTTTTAGATCATATACTAGTAGGTGAAAAACCTATGAGATTTAATCAACACGACAATAGACTTTATATTGATATGGATTGGAAAAATGATTTAGAAGAAGACGAGTACCTAGTTATAGAATGTTATAGAAGATTAGATCCAAATACTTACACAGATGTTTTTAATGACATTTATTTAAAAAGATATACTACTGCTTTATTTAAAAAACAATGGGGCGCTAACTTATCTAAATTCAATGGAGTTGCAATGGTTGGTGGAGTAACTTTAAATGGACAACAAATATATTCAGAAGCATTAGCAGATATAGAAAAACTAGAAACAGAAATAAGAAGCACATTTGAATTAAACCCAGCCTTTATGATCGGATAAAACTATGCCAGTTAATCATTACTTTCAAGGTGGCAACGGCATTGGTAATCAAAACGAGAAAAGACTTTACGAAGACTTAATCGTAGAGGGTCTAAAGATTTACGGCCACGATGTTTATTACCTGCCAAGAACACTAGTCAATAGAGATTTAATTTTAGGAGAAGATACAGCTTCTAGGTTTGATGACTCTTGGATGATTGAGATGTATATAGAATCAACTGAAGGTTTTGCAGGTCAACAAGAAATAGTTTCAAAATTTGGTTTAGAGATTAGAGAAGATACTACATTTATGGTATCTAAAAGAGCGTGGGATTATCACGTAGGATTAAAAGATAGTTTAATTGCTACAGGTAGACCTAACGAAGGTGATATAATTTACTATCCGTTAATGAACTCATTTTTTGAGATACAATTTGTTGAAGATCAGGAACCTTTCTTTGCATTAGGTCAATTGCCGGTTTATAAATTAAGAGTAACTCGTTGGGAGTATTCTTCGGAAGAATTAAATACTGGTTTAGAGGCAATAGATGGCGCTGAGGATAAGTACACATTAAATCAATTAAATTACAAATTTACTTTAGAGAGTGGTCAAGTTGCTTTAAGTGGTGAAGGATCATTAAGATTAGAACAAGATTTATCATCTGGAGAACCTGCTTTCTTAATGAATGAAGATTTTACAGAATTATCTATACAACAACAATCATCTTATGCTGCTAATACAGATTTAGATACTGAAGCAGGTTTTGATACCCAATCAGCGTTAGATGATATATTAGATTTTACTGAAAGAAATCCATTTGGAGATGAGGATAATTAATGTTAGGTAATAGATTTTATAATCAAAGTTTAAGAAAACTTATTGTTGCATTTGGACAAGTGTTTAATAATATAGTTATACAAAGAACTAATAGTACAGGTGGTGTAACTAGCAGAATAAAAGTACCTCTTGCATATGCACCTAAAGAAAAGTTTATGGTCAGATTAGATCAACAAGCAAATTTAAATAGTAGAGAATTTGCAACATCTTTACCTCGTATGGGTTTTGAGATTACTGGATTAAGTTATGACGCTACTAGAAAATTAACTCGTGTTCAAAAATACTCACAAGCAAAATCAGGTGAAGAAGGTAAGAAAGTAAACTTTAATTATACACCAGTACCTTACAATATAGATTTACAACTATACCTTTTTACAGCAACTGCTGAAGATGGATTACAAATAGTTGAACAAATTTTACCTTACTTTCAACCTGACTATACAGTAACAGTTAATATGGTTCCTAATTTAGATATTAAAAGAGATATACCTATTGTATTAGGAAATATTAATTACGAGGATAGTTATGATGGTGAATTTACTAATCGTAGAGCTGTTATATATACTATTAACTTTACTGCTAAAACATACTTGTTTGGTCCTATGAATAATCAAGGTGTTATTAAAAAGACACAAGCAGATTTAGGGTCAGATACTAACCCTCAATTAGCAAGAGAGGAAAGAATTGTAATATTACCTAATCCAACAACTGCTGAGGCTGATGATGATTTTGGATTTACAACTACAATTAGTTTTTTTGATGACGGTAAAAGATTTGATCCATCAAGTGGAAATGATACATAATGACTAAACTAGAAGATAAAGTAAATGAAATACTAGGTGTTGATACACCTACAACTGTACAAAAAGAATTTAATCCACCTGTTGAAAGAAAAGAAGGTGAATTAGAATTAGCTATAGAAAAAGATATTAATACAGATTATGATTATAGTAGAGAAAGTTATTACAATCTAATTGAAAAAGGACAAGAGGCAATTCAAGGTATACTTGATATTGCAAAAGAAGGTCAACATCCTAGAGCATATGAAGTTGCTGGACAACTTATTGGTCAAGTAGGAACAACTGTTGATAAATTACAAGACTTACAAAAAAAATTAAAAGATTTAAAAGAAGTTCCTGGTAAAGCAAGTGCCAATATTAAAAATGCTTTATTTGTAGGCTCTACTGCTGAACTACAAAAAATGTTAAATAAAAAAACTGTTGAAACAAATAGTGAAAGAAAAAGTGAAAATGATAATGACAAAAACTTCAAAGACATCACACCTAAGTAATACTTTTATAACTCTTATAAGTATCTGTATGAGGAATTATATATGATAGATGTAAGACAAATAGACTTGGAATTAGCAAAAAGTTTTCTAAAAACCGAAAGAGGTTATAGTGAAGATGAAGTCAGTAGATTGTTAGAAAAAACTACCACAGAGTTAAGAGGTAGTGTCTTTCTCAAAGATGAAAAAATAACAGTAAAAGGACCTATTTTTGAAAAATTTGTTAAAGGTGTTAATGTATGGTTGGGTGCTTTTGACGGTAATCAATTTGTAGGAATACATTGGCACGCTATTTCTTGGCACGCTGACTCAGATAAAAACTTTGATGAACACGATATTTTTGACGGTATGATGTTTGCAGAAAATGAAGAAGCTGCAAGAGCCTTAGATAAAAAATTTTTAGATATGAATAAAAATAATTTTGTAGTAAATTATTCATTTTGTTTTCCAGATGATGAATGGAAATTAGATTTCAGAAAAACTTTAGGTTATACAAGTTGGGCTGCTGCTAAGTATCCAATAAAAAAAGGTTATGGTACACTTCATTATTTAAAAAGACTTTCAGGAACTGAAAGATTGAGTGAAGAAGAATTAAGAAAAAAACAAATTGAAAGATTAAAGAAAGAATTGGAGGATCTAGGTGGTTAAAGAATATAAATTTCCGAAAGAAAGTTTTATAGGTGGATGGTATATTAATCCAAACAACTGTGATTCTTTGATAGATTTATTTAAAAAAAATTCTAGCCTGCATAAGGAAGGTGTTATAGGTGGACCATACAATATTAATAAAAATAATAAAGACTCTATTGATCTCGGAATACATCCTGATTACACAGACCCAGCGTTTTTAGAATACAAAAAAGCATTAAAAGAATGTGTTATTGAGTATGAAAAAATATATCCTGAATTAAAAAATTTTAATGCTTATGGAATGCAAGAAGGTGCTAATATACAGTATTATAAACCTGGTGCAGGTTATTTTGCTGAGCATTGTGAAAGAACATCTAAAAATGAAAATCGTTGTCTTGTATGGATGACATATTTAACAGATACACCTGATGCTGGTACACATTTTAAATATCAAAATATTACAACACCTTGTAAAAAAGGTTTGACATTGATTTGGCCAACAGATTTTACACATACTCATAGTGGACAAATATCTAAAACACACGAGAAATATATTATTACAGGATGGTTTGGATATGAAAAAAGTTTATGGGAAGATGATCCTAGAGAAATAAAAACAAATACAGATGGACAAAAATTTCAAACTTTTAAAAAAATATATTAATGGCAGTAACAGACGCATATTTAGGTAACCCTAATTTAAAAAAGATAAACACACCACAAGAGTTTACTAAAGAGCAAATTTTAGAATATCAAAAGTGTGCTAATAATCCTGTGTATTTTATGGAAACATATGTAAGGATTGTATCGCTTGATGAAGGTCTTGTGCCTTTTAAGATGTATGATTTTCAAAAAAAGATAGTAGATACTATTCATAATAATAGATTTACAATTTGCAAACTACCTAGACAATCAGGTAAATCCACAACAACGGTTTCTTATTTAATGCACTATGCAATGTTTAATCCAAATTCTAATATTGCTTTACTTGCTAACAAATCTTCAACTGCTAGAGATATATTAAGTAGATTACAACTTGCATATGAAAATTTACCAAAATGGATGCAACAAGGTGTAGTAAACTGGAACAAGGGTAATATTGAACTAGAAAATAAATCAACAATAGTTGCCGCTGCTACTTCTTCAAGTGCTATTAGGGGTGGTTCTTATAATATAATATTCCTTGATGAGTTTGCTTTCGTACCTACAAACATTGCTGAAATGTTTTTCAGTTCCGTTTATCCTACAATATCTTCAGGACAAAAAACTAAAATGGTTATCGTATCAACGCCTTATGGTATGAATCAATTTTATAAATTATGGATTGACGCAGAAAAGAAAAGAAACGATTATATTCCTATTGAAGTACATTGGTCAGAGGTGCCTGGTAGAGATGACGAGTGGAAAGAACAAACAATTAGAAATACATCTCCTGAGCAATTTCAACAAGAGTTTGAATGTGAATTTTTAGGTTCTGTTAATACTCTTATTTCACCATCAAAAATTAAAGCCTTAACTTATGAATCACCTACAATATCAAAAGGAAGTGTGGATCAGTTTGAACAACCTATTAAAGGTCGTACATATGTGGTTACAGTTGATGTCGCAAGAGGTGTAGAAAAAGATTACTCAGCATTTGTAGTATTTGATGTAACTAAAATGCCATTTAGAGTTGTTGCAATTTATAAAAACAACGAAGTAAAACCTTTTGTATTTCCTAATATTATATCTGAAATTGCTAAACGATACAATCAAGCACATATTTTAACCGAGGTAAATGATATAGGTCAACAGATAGCAGAAGCACTACAATATGAAATAGAATATCCTAATGTATTAATGTGTACTCAAAAAGGTCGTGCTGGTCAAATACTAGGCGCTATGTTTAGTGGTCGTGGTTCTTCTCTAGGTATGCGTATGACAAAAGCAACAAAAAAAGTAGGTTGTGCTAACATAAAGACACTTATTGAAGGAGACAAGTTGATAGTTAACTCTTTTAAAATCATACAGGAGATGTCAACTTTTGCCAAGAAAGGTCAATCCTGGCAGGCTGAGGACGGTAGCAATGATGATTTAATGATGTGTTTAGTTATGTTTGGTTGGGTATCAAACCAAGGTTATTTTAAAGAATTAACAGATCAAAATGCTCGTATGCAGATGTATGCTGAACAACAAAATTTAATAGAACAAGATATGGCGCCATTTGGTTTCGTAGATGACGGCATAAATGAACAAGAACAAGAAACAGTTGATGAATATGGAGATAGATGGATACCTGTGGTTCGTAAAAACCACTAGGTTTTGATCTATTATAAATATCAGTAAGATTGAAATTTAAATATGGGCGTATGAATAATACGAGTTTTGAACAAATATGACAACTAAATTAGCTAATTAGAGGAGAATAACTTATGGCATTTCAAGTATCACCTGGTGTTCTCGTACAGGAAAGAGATTTAACAAGAATCATTCCTGCAGTATCAACTTCAATCGGTGCATTTGCTGGTCAATTCAGCAAAGGACCTTTAGATGAAGTTGTTTCTATTTCTAGTGAACAAGAACTTGTAGATACCTTTGGTAAACCTGATACAAATAACTTTGAGTATTTTTTCAGCGCTGCTAACTTTCTACAATATTCTAACTCATTGAGAGTAGTACGAGCAAAACAAGGATCAACACAAGTAAACGCTGCCGCTGGCGGAACAGGTTTGCTTATAAAGAACAAACAAGACTACGAAGATAATTACTCAACAGGACAAGGTTCAGTTGGAACATTTGCTGCTAGATCAGCAGGTGCTTGGGGTAATAATCTTTTAGTCGCAACTTGTCCATCTGCTTCGGCATTTGAACAAATCACAACTACATCTCAACAGGTAGATCAATCAGATTTAGCAGTTGGAGATACATCAATATCTGTTGACTCAGACGCAACAAGTTACCTTAATGTTGGCGACATCATTGAGTTTTCTACAACTGGTGCTGGCGTAGATTTCACTACTGGTGAAAAATATAAAGTAACTAGTGTTGCTTCAACATCTATTGGTATTGTACAACATCCTAGAGGTGAAGGTGGATTAATTTCTGCTGTAGCTGATGATGCTAGAATCAAAAGAAGATGGAGATACGCAGATCAAGTTGATGGCGCTCCAGGAACTTCTGCTTATGTTTCTACAAGATCAGGCTCTGGTGATGAAATACACGTAGTTGTTATAGATGAAGACGGAGAAGTTTCAGGTGTACCTGGAACAGTTTTAGAATCTTATTCTAAACTTTCAAAAGCTTCAGACGCAAAAACACCACAAGGAGAGGTTAACTACTACCCAACAGTAATTAGTAATAAATCTAATTATATATTTTGGATGGATCATAACACTTCTGGTACCAATTGGGGTAACGCAGCTGCAAATACACCATTTACTGCTGTTGATGTACCTACAAGTGAATCATTATCTGGCGGAATAGACGGAACTGCTTCTACTGACGGCGAATTAAAATCAGGTTACGACCTTTTTGCTGACGCAGATACAGTAGATGTTGGATTAATCATCGCTGGACCAAGTGGTTCATCTTCACACATTGAAAATCTGATTACTATTGCAGAAAATAGAAAAGACTGTGTGGTTTTTGCTTCACCGCAAAGATCAGATGTAGTAAATGTAGCAAACTCAAATACACAAACAAGTAATGTAACTGGTTTCTTTGATGGAATTAGATCATCTTCTTACGTTGTATTTGATAGTGGTTACAAATACTGTTACGATAGATACAATGATGTGTATAGATATATACCATTAAACGGAGACATTGCTGGACTGGCTGCTAGAACAGATATTTTAGCTGACGCTTGGTACTCACCTGCTGGATTAAATAGAGGTGTTATTAGAGGCGCTGCTAAATTAGCATACAATCCTACAAAATCACAAAGAGATGACCTTTACACTAGTAGAGTAAATCCAGTTGCAACATTCTCAGGACAAGGAACAATCTTGTTTGGAGATAAAACTGGTTTATCATCACCGAGTGCTTTTGATAGAATCAATGTTAGACGATTGTTCATAACTTTAGAGAAGGCAGTAGCAACTGCTTCTAAATTCCAATTGTTTGAATTCAATGATGAATTTACAAGAGCGAACTTTAGAAACATTGTAGAACCTTTCCTTAGAGAAGTACAAGGTCGTAGAGGTATCACAGACTTTTTAGTAGTATGTGATGAAACTAACAACACTGGCGAAGTAATTGATAGAAATGAATTTGTTGCAGAAATCTTTGTGAAACCTGCAAGAAGTATCAACTTTATCACTTTATCTTTTGTCGCAACCAGAACTGGCGTTTCTTTTGAAGAAGTGGCTGGGTAATTAGTAGAGGAGAAATAAAAAATGGCAAACATAAATGACTTCAAAGCTAAACTTGCTGGCGGTGGCGCAAGAGCCAATCAGTTTAAGGTAACAATGCCTTTTCCTGGTTACGCACAAGTTGGTGGAGAAATAGAAGACTTAGCTTTTCTATGTACAACAGCTCAAATACCTGCAATGAATGTTGGTCTTGTGAATGTTCCTTTTAGAGGAAGACAGATCAAAATTGCTGGTGATAGAACTTTCGGAGATTGGACTATTACTGTTCTTAACGATACAAACTTTAAGTTAAGAAATGCTTTTGAGAGATGGCAAAACGGTATCAACAATATGTCAGACAACGAGGGTTTATCAAATCCTGTTGACTATCAAGTTGACGCATTTGTAGATCAGTTGGATAGAAATGGTAATACATTAAAATCTTATACTTTGAGAGGCGCTTTTCCTACGGAAGTAGCGGCTATTGATTTGAATTTTGGAACGAATGACGAAGTAGAAACATTCGGAGTAACTTTTCAATATCAATATTTTGAAACAAACACTACTACATAGTAGATAAATTTAAAGGGCGCCGTCAAAAGCGCCCTTTTAAAACTATTATAAGTAGTTAGAGAAAAAAGGAATAAATTATGGCAGAGTTATTTGGTTTTAATATAACACGAGTTAAACCACAAACAGATCCAAAACAACAATTTAGTCAACCGGCAGCGGAAGACGGCACACAAGTAGTTGCCGCTGGTGGATTTTTTGGTAGTTACCTTGATATGGAAGGTACTGCTAAGACTGAGCAGGATCTAATCAGAAGATATAGAGAAATTGCTTTACACCCAGAGTGTGATATGGCGATTGAAGATATTGTCAATGAGGCAATTACTTCAAATGAAAACAAACAATCTGTAAAAGTAATTACAGATGGATTAAACTATTCTTCAAAAATTAAAGTAAGAATAGAAGAAGAATTTTCTGAAGTATTAAGACTATTACAATTTAATACAAGAGGACACGACCTCTTTAGACGATGGTATGTTGATGGAAGAATCTTTTTTCAAAAGGTCATTGACGCTGAAAATACAAAAAACGGTATTGTAGAATTAAAATACCTTGATCCAAGAAAAGTTAAAAAAATTAGAGAAGTTAGAAAGAGAAGGCCTGAAGGTATGACTTCTCCTACTAATATTAATATTGCAGATGAAACTATTGAATATTTTGTGTACAATGAAAGAGGTATACAAGGTGCAGCTGCTATACAAGGAATTAAAGTTGCTGTGGACACTATTGCATTTTGTCCATCAGGAATGATAGATCAGAATAAGAATGGTTTAATATTATCTTATTTACATAAGGCAATTAAACCTGTCAATCAGTTAAGAATGATTGAAGACGCTGCTGTGATTTACAGAATTGCAAGAGCACCTGAAAGAAGAATATTTAAGATTGATGTAGGTAATTTACCTAAGGCAAAAGCAGAATCTTATTTAAGAGATGTTATGGCAAGATATAGAAACAAACTTGTATATGACGCTTCAACAGGAGAAATAAGAGATGACAGAAATTATATGTCAATGCTTGAAGACTTTTGGTTACCAAGTAGAGAAGGTGGTAGAGGAACAGATATTACTACACTTCCAGGTGGTGCTAATTTAGGTGAAATAGCAGACATAGAATATTTTAGAGCAAAATTATATAGATCATTAAACGTGCCTGTAAGTAGATTAGAGGCAAGTCAAGGTTTTAATCTTGGTCGTGCAAGTGAAATTAGTAGAGATGAATTAAAATTTACTAAATTTGTAGGCAGATTAAGAAAGAAATTTACTGAATTGTTTAATGATTTATTAAGAACACAATTAATAATTAAAGGTGTAATTTCTGAAACAGAATGGCCGTTAATTAGAGATAGTATATTTTACGACTTTTTACAAGATGGTCACTTTGCAGAATTAAAGAATACTGAAATGATGAGAGAAAGACTAAACTTGGCAAGAGAAGTAAGAGATTATGTTGGTAAATATTTTTCTGTTAATTATGTTAGAAGAAACATATTAAAACAAACAGAAGCAGAAATTAAAAAAATGGATGCTGAAATCAAAAAAGAAATTGATGACGGTATCATATCATCACCTGAAGTACAAACAACAGGCAATGATGACTTATTATAGGAGATAAAAAATGAGTGAAGAAGTAAAAAACTTTATAGACAAAATGGCACAAAATGATATGGTCGGTGCTGGAGATGCTTTTAAAGACGCATTAAGAGCTAAAGTTGGCGATCAATTAGATATTAAAAGACAAGATGTTGCTGGGAATATGTTCCAGGCACAACCCCATAGTGATCCAAAACCAGAGATCGCAGGTACAGGTACTTTTACACAAGATGGACAAGTTGAACCTACAGGAGCAGAAGCACAACCAGAAACACCAGAGGTATCAAATGCAGAAAGTCAGTCAGTTAATACAGACGCAACAGGCGTTTAATAGTAATTCATATAACAACTTAACGCCAGTATTAAAAGAGGCGATTAATGATGTTATGAAGTTAGTTAAGAATGAAGGCAATTTATTAATGAACTTTGAAAATGCAATTGAAAAAGTTGCAGAATTTCATAATGTTAATAAAGACGACATTGAAGAATACTTTGATGACGAACTAAAAGAACAAATAGAGGAATAATATGGCGTGGGTAACTGTTCCTGGAACAAATGGAATTTGGGAATATGAAAATACTGCTATAGTAACAGACACTTATAGAGATTCAGCTGATGGTGCAAACTCAACTATTACAAACGGCATTAGAAGTTGGGTAAGACCTGGTACTAGTGAAACACTAGAATGTTATATTAAATGTAGAACAACAG